TCTAATGTTGTAACATTAGTAGTTCCTGATAGGAATCTTAATACACCGCCAGTAGTAGTAACAGGTTGACTACCTGACGTATCTTGGTTTCTTTCACCAAATAGTAGAGCATATTCTATACTTTGCCCGTGCTCTATTGCTTTTTTCTTTCTAAGTCTTGCTAATTCTTTTCCACCATATAATTTCATTTTATCTAAAGTGTTAGTAACACTAAATGGTGTCTTGAATATTTGAGTAAAGTTATATTGAGTAACTGTACTATTGTACTTTTCAGCAGGCGCTCCTGAACCTTGCATCATCGCATTACCAACTACTAATAGCTTTTCGTTATCTGCTACTGAGTTAGCGTCTGCTGTTGTTTCCCCATACCCTCTTATGACAGTAATAGTGTTTGTTCCTGTATCAACAGCAGTTACTTTCATAATCTCGCCTGTAGTTACAGACTTAATTAAATCATTAACTGCTATTATTGAAGCGTCATCAACAACAAGGTCAGTTGTTGTGGCTGTGTAAGCAGTACCTCCGTTGTTAATAGCAGTCCACCTTGCCATTAGGTCATCTTCTAACCATTCAAATCTAAAGTTATGAGTAGTCTTTTTATTTAGTTTTTTTAGAAGAACTGTTAGTGGATACACTCTTGGTTTTAAGAGAGATATCGTATCCGACATATCAACGACCCTGCGGTCAGTGTTAATATTCTCAGTACCTCTAGCAGTGTTTATAATTTGATCTGCCATAGAAAAACTCTCCTTTCATTAAGTCTTAAAAGTAAATATCTCCTTTACTTCCCACTGATAAAATATCGTCAATAATTTGCTGTTCAGGTGATTTCTGATTATTGCTTTGGGTATTAACTCTAGTTTTCTCGTCACCTGTAATTTCTTTTACTTGTCTATTTTGATAAGCCTGTTGTCTTGCTTCATCTACAGCTTGTGTCATTTGACTTTCAAGCATTTGTGTTCTTGCAACGCTATAGGCTATTTCTAAAGCCTTTTGTGTCCCTAAATTCCAAAAATCAGGGTTTTGTTCTAATACTTCGTACATTTTTGGAGAAACTTCGTTGAAGTCCTCTTTAGTAGTAGCCATTCGAGCTACTTCATTTTTAAGTTCCATTTGAGCTATTTGTTCTTGCATAGGTTGTACTATTTGCTTAACAGCGTTGACAATAGGATTTGGTGCAAATCTTTGCTGTGGTTGTGGATTAGGTACTTGTTGTTGAGAATTTTGTTGATTATGCTGTGGTTGTTGAGGATTTTGTTGATTATGCTGTGGTTGTTGAGAATTTTGATGTTGTCTTCTAAGCTTACTTAATTCTTGTGTTACTTGAGTGAACTTAGGTCTTAAGTTGTCATAAGATTTTTTGAGCTTTTCATATTCTGTTTTATAATCTATGTTGTCATTATCTTTTGTTTGTGACGCTTGTCCTCCGGGCTCTTGTGGAACTTGTGTATCTTGTGATTGATTATCTTCTCCCGTTGGGGCGTCGTTCTGATTATCAACTCCTTCGGCACTGTTTCCGCTACCTTGTCCTTCTAAATTATCGAAGGGGGTAGTATCACCAGTGTTATCGAAGAAGTTTTGCTTATCAGTCATAAATTATTCCTCCTTATTTGGTTAGATTATTTATTTTATTTTTAAGTCCTGTTAGGACTTTGATTTTTTGTTGATACCTAGTTATTTTAGTAAAATCTAAAGGGTCTATATTTGGTAATTTTTCTCTTGCTTGTTCTATTTCTTCTTCTATTATTTCCTCTATTATTTCCCAACCTTTTGTTTTAAGTGTTTGAGAAACTAACACTTTTATTTGGTCGGGAGTTAAAGATTTATTGAGGTTGCTCATTTGTTCCACCGCCTTTTAACACTTGTACCAGTAGTTCAGGTGGTAATTGTTCTAAGGAATTACTTCCTTGTGGATTTCCTTGAGGTATTTGAGGTTGGGCTATTAACTCATCAATGTTTCTCATCTCAAAAGACTCTAATAATCTTCTTAGGAATTCTCGTTCATTAATCATTGGATTTCCTGCAATTATATTATATAACTGTATTAGCTGATTGCGTCTTATTTCTTTATTTGCTAAAGATTCCATTGAGCTACCGACAGCTACTATATCATATTCCCCTGCTATTTCTTCAGGAGTAACCTTATCAGTTATAACTTGTCTATCATCACCAACTATATTTATTTCTACAGGTCTATCTATGAATTGTTGGTTTAATCTTATTATTTGATTTATCATTTCGTGAAAACCGCCATTTTCTATTTGTAATGTTTTAATTTTAAATCTATCTGCTGAGGCGTCAGCTAATATGCTCATAGTTGTAGCGGTTTCTCGTCTTTCAGGGGAAGAACCTCTAGCAGTGTCATATACACCAAGAGTTCTATCTATGTCATTTTTAATAACTGATTCCTCTTGGTAAGAGGATTTAGTTACATCTTGGAATTTTAATTCTTGTATATCATCGTGGCTATCGACTTCTATGAAACCACCCGGTCTCGAAATAAGTTGGTTAGGATCAATCCCTGATCCTTTTATTATTGAATACATCTTATTTATTATAAGTGATACATTATCTATTCTTTGATTTCTTGTAGTGTTAAGTTCCTGTTGGAGATGAACTATAGGTTCTATTTCCCCAATGCCGTAAAATTCATTTGGAACAGGTGTATCTATCCATCTAGCAAATGGTTTTTTCATATGATAATAAGGGTTTCTTCCTGAATAAATCACTACACTTCTATTGGCTACTATTACCCTCCAATCATCAGTCCAATAGTCTAATATTTCAACGCCTTTTTTTCTATTTTCTGTGTTGGATAGTCCTATATGAGTAAGCATATCTGTTTCACTGTCGCCAATATAAGTAGTATCTTTATCTAACTTATCAACATTCTTGAAGAATCCTTTTTGTTGTTTTTCTTTTAATACGTGTAAGTCTTCGTAGTACCTATGTATGCAGTATCTACAATCATCAATATCAGTCCCGGCAGGGTCAAAGAAAAAATCAGTTATAGGTATATTTTGTATCATAGGTTCATCATTGACAACAACTTCTTCCATAACCTCTGTGTATATAGGAAGCTCTATATTAAGTACCTTCTTAGGCTTTTTAGTTATAATGTTCTTTTTCTTGAACTTCCAACCTTGTTTAGTTATTGCAGTACCATACATTAAAGCTGTTTTTATTACATCTGTTATTTTCGGTACTAATTTAATTTTTTGCTGAAATTGATAATCTAACAGTTTATTCATTTTTTCAGACCTTTGTTCTCTTGTTTTGTTATCAACACCCAATGGTATTGTTTGAACATAAGGTCTAGTTGAGAATAAAGAATTTACAACTTTAGGTGTTACTGTTTCTATAACGTGGAATGTATAAGGAATAAATAGATTAGCTCCGTGTTCTCTTTTATCTTTTTCATCTATATAAGACCTATATAATTTATAATATTCTACGAATTTATCAAAGAAAGGTCTTTGGAACTCTTGTGAAGTCTCTAAGTCCTCTATTACTCTATGTAAAGTAGATTTATCGTCCATATTTTCAAAATCTCTAGGGTGTTTCGGTTTCTTGGCTGTATTCCTTTTTTCTCTGTTTTTTCTTATTTGTGACTTTTCTTCCGCCATTTAATTCACCCCTTAATATCCGGTTATAGGATTACCTTTATATGTATATTTAAGTTTTCTTGAACTAACCCTACCCGGTCTTAATACTTGTAATACATAAGCTAAAGCGTCACAGGTGTCATCGTGTTCAGCATAAGGGAATTCTAATAATTCCTGCTCCAGCTCTTTATGTTCTCTTTTTAGGAAAATATCACCGTTTTCAAATAATGGTTGTAATGCTCCTATTCTTCTACGCTTGTCCTTATCAGCCTTGAGTTCTTCTAAAGGCATATAAGTGCCTCGGCGTCTCATTTCGTCTTTTACTAAATACATCATAGCTTTTTGGAAAGCTACTGTTTCAATGCCTACTATTTTAACTTTATCTTTATGTTTATTATACATATTAAATATAGCGTCGATTATCTGTCTTGGATTGTAATGTCCTCTGTCGTATTCAATAACATATAATCGCTTGTCCCTATCAATACCAACACACATTACTACTGTGTAGTCGGCTGTTTCTTTTTCAGAAATCGCTAAGTCAACTAATATGTATTTAGCAACAAGAGGAGGAAGTTTGTCATAATATTGTATATGTTGTTTTTTAAACATGGCGTCGGAGTCATCGATCGGATTTAACATATATTGTGAACTAAATATATAAGACCCCTGTTCTTTTTTCTTTTCTTCTAAAAACTCTCTTGTAAGTCTTGAAGGAAAAAATAGTTTACCATTAGGTAATATTGCAGGTCTTATTAATTTATCGAAACTTTCTAGTTCCATTAACTCCCCATATAAGTCCCCCATATGATACCTTGTGCCGATGACTACTTGTAAACCATCAGGTTCTAGCAATGAAAGTGAAAATCTATAATGAGATTTAACTTTCTCAATTTGCTCAGGTGTTGTTACATTACGTTCTGACACCAAGTCGTCCATTATGATTACGTCAGGGTGCATACCTGTTTTAGCGTTATCAACGCCAGTGCAGAATATTGAAGGCTCTTTTGCTCCAAGTTTCTTTCTGTGTTTTAAGATTATTTGTGAATCAGTCCAGCCTCCTGCTACGTCTTTTTTAGGTTCTAATAAATAATTACCTTCATCATCGACGCATATCAATTTTAAAAGCTCGTTATTTTCAATCATATCTTTAATACCACTAAGTAGAGCTTTGGACTGAGATAATGTCTCCGAGTCTAGTAATATTCTAAGACTCGGGTTATGCCAAAGTAACCACAATGGTAAAGATTCCCCTGCTATTGATGTTTTAAAAGTCCCTCTAGGTAGCATTAGTAGTTTCTTTAGGTTTCTTTTGCTTTTCTTAACTGAATCCACAGTTATAACTGGGTTGCAGTTAAGGTCGAGTAAGGACGATTCATCAAGTCCAGCTGTTAAAAACTCACAAACTTCTCTGTGAGGTTGTTCTTCCATTAGCGTCCAGCCACAAACAAACTTAGCAAATATGTAAAAGTCGTCCCAAGCTCGCCTTCTTAATAATTCCAGCTTCGCCCTTGCCACTCTTTCTAATTTAATGGACGCCATAACTTGTCCTCCTATTTGTTTTCATTAATATTGGTCTTAGGCATTATCTCCTTCGCTCCTATTTCTACAAGTTTAGTTAATTCTTCAGTTGACATATTTCTTATATCATTAGATTTATTAATAATCTCAAGTTGTTCAGGAGATTTAAGTCCTATTCTATTTAATATCTCTTTTGAGGCATTAAGTCTAATCTTATCATTAGGACTATCGAGTAAGTCTATCATAGTTTTTACTGCCTTTATCCCGGAGGCAGATAAAAACATTCTTCCTGCAGATATGACTTCCGCCGATATAGTCCTAATAACAGACTTAAATTCTTCTTTACTGCGAATTTCCTTTACTGCTCTCGAAGATATTCCCATTATGTCTGCTATTTCTTGAATGGAAAAACCCTTCATATAAAGATAAGCTATCTTAACATAGTTCGCTTCTTTTGTTTCTTTCCTCTGAACAATACGCTTTTGTTCAGACTCCTCAGGCTCGTCCACTTCAAGAACAGCGTGATTTTCTATATCTACTTCTTTTAATAATTCTTTAAGGGATTTAGGTTCTGACATTATTTTCCCCTCCCATTAGGTACACTCCTTCTCTATTATAATAATAACATAATTTTCTTTT